TTTTCGGCTTCGGCTTCCATCTCTTCATCTGATTTATGGAACCAAGGCTCACCTAAAACTTTGTTAATTCCTCCATAATATTTTTTTTGGAGCTCTTCAAGGTACTCTTCATAAAGTCCCTCTTCTAATTTGACTATTATTTCATTGCTCATAATTATCCTTTCTTTTTTGGTAGTTTGAGTTTTTATCTTCGGAACTCTACCAAACGGAAGATAATTACTTATAACATAATATCCCATACTGTCAAATAAATAATTAATTTTTTTTCAACCTATGCTTGTGAGCTCCGGGCCCACCCTCCCTAAAAATAAATAAAAAAAAATTTGACTTATATTTTTATTTTGATATAAATTCCCATAACTAAAGAAAGGATAAATATGTCAAAAAGACTAACACTAAACGCAGAAAAAAGAAAAACTATTGCAGATGTTTTTAAAGCACATTGGGAAAGTGAAGATAACCCAAAAAGACAGGCACATCTAAAAGCAATAGAAAANTACAACCATGCAAGGTCAATTACAAAATCACTTGCAGAAAAAGTTGTAAGAGCACATCAACCCATGGAAGATATTGAAACAATTAGAAGTATGAGAGCTAAATACAATTCAGCAGGTGGCGAGTTGTACGAGGATAATTGTTTTTATTTCAGTCAACCAATTATGAAAGTTGATGACGAGGGACGAGAGTATGAAAGTCAAAACGAGGAACATGTTAAGTTTGATTTAGATGATAGAGATTTTGCAAGGTCTTATTATAGAGATGAGATTAATGCAAAAGGTCTTGACGCAGATTATAAACTTAAAATCAATGATGACTATTCAAAAAGAAACCCAAGTTATTATGACATGGAAAGTAGGGTTGAAAACTTTTTGGGTTATGGTCGTAGAAATGATGATACAGGAAATGCAGTTTATCATAAAGACGAGTGGGAAAATGATTTCAAACTTGATGTCATTGGAACTTCTTACTGTCATTCTCGTCAATTTAAAGTTGATGAAGATACAATAAAAGTTTTCAAATGTATAATCAATCGGTTGAAAATGTAAAACTTACTCATCAACAATTATATAATTATGTTGAAAATAAAATGAGTAAATTAAGACTTGGTTTAAAGTCTTATAAATATTTTGACCAAGCTAAATCACTTGCAGATAAACTTGGAATACCTTTAAATGAAAGTGTATTGAATGAAAGTAGCTCAATGGCATTATCAATTTATAGTCCAGAAAACTTGGCAAGTCTTTTAGAAGATAAAGTTGAACAAACTAGAGAGGAAAAAATTGCTATTGCGAAAGCATTAATGCAACAACAACAAAGTGTTAATTAAGGGTTGACACTATGGGATATTCTATGTTAGAATATCCCATAACAAAAGAAAGGATAATTATGTTAATAGACGATACATTAGATGTTGGCAGTAAGTTTATAATTACTTATAGACCAATGACTCACAATGGAGTTGAGCGAAAAAAACTAAAGGACGGCAAAAAAACTAGATCAATAACTAGACGAGCACAATGGACTGCTAAATGCAGAATTGTCCGAGATAAGATATCTAATAAAATTAGATACATGACTTATTATGATCTTGACCAACAGGGTTATAGGTGCGCAGTAGGTCAAGTTATGATAACTGCCGAGGTAGCTTAATGAGTGATTTTAATTGGTGCCATGGACCGAAATGTCATACCAATAAAACATTGGACAGGGTGCGAGGTGTTAAAGGTCAAAAAGTTTTAAGAACTCGTAAAATTGCACAAAATAGTTGGAACACAAATAATTGGTTTAGCCATTTTTGTAGTCAAGGTTGTTGGAATGATTTTGCCTATGCACATTGGGAGGAATTCATTGGACTACACCCTAGATTAGATTGTCTTGAAACACCAATCGACGATCCAAAAAGGGAAACACAAACTACTAACTATGGTTATACCTATACAACAACGACGATTAATGTAAGATAACACTTGACACAATATATAGGGTATGGGATAATCCCATACCCTATGCAATAACTACATAGCTCGAGAACTTTGGGCCCACCCACCCCGAGGGGTCCCAGGCCATTTCAATACAGGCTCGCGAACGATGGGCCCACCCTCCCCAAACTAGATAGGGATCCTAATATGTTTACCTTTACAGTTTGATTTAGAGATAAATCTAGGGTAAATTTCAAATCGAGAGGAAAACAGAATCAAAAAAATTCTGCAAAAAATTTTATGAAATCCAAAACAAAAGTAAACCTGAATACTTAAATCCAGAGTTTACTAAAACTTTATCCTACGAACGTCAAAAAGAATACGCGAAGCTCCACACGCTGTTATTAAAAAAACAAAAGCAAGAATTAATTAGAAATGATTTTATGTCTTTTGTAAAAGAAGTTTGGCCAGAGTTCATTGAAGGTAGACATCACAAAGAAATTGCTGATAAGTTTAATAAGATTGCATCTGGCAAAATTAAAAGACTCATTATCAACATGCCACCAAGACATACCAAGTCAGAGTTTGCATCGTTCCTCCTTCCGGCATGGATGGTTGGTAGAAAACCTGATCTTAAAATTATACAAACAACCCACACAACTGAACTCGCGATCCGTTTTGGACGTAAAGCTAAAGTTCTAATCGATAGCCCCGAATACCAAAGAGTGTTTGAAACAAGACTCGACCCCGATTCGCAAGCCGCGGGTAAATGGGAGACAGAACAAAAAGGTGAATATTACGCAGCCGGTGTTGGTTCAGCAATAACGGGCCGTGGAGCGGATTTACTTATCATCGATGATCCACACTCGGAGCAGGACGCAATGAATCCAGAAGCGCTGGAGCGTGCTTACGAATGGTATACATCAGGTCCACGTCAGCGTTTGCAACCTGGTGGAGCGATTGTATTGGTTATGACAAGATGGAATCAAAAAGATTTGACCGGAAAACTTTTAAATGCACAGTCTAAATTAAAAGCAGATCAGTGGGACGTGGTTGAGTTTCCAGCAATACTTCCAAGTAATAAACCTATCTGGCCAGAGTATTGGAAGTTAAAAGAATTAGAAGGTGTAAAAGCATCATTGAGTATAGGAAAGTGGAACGCGCAATGGATGCAAAATCCAACAGCTGAAGAAGGATCGATATTAAAAAGGGAATGGTGGAGACTTTGGGAAAAGCCATCTATACCACCATTACAACATATCATTCAAAGTTATGATACAGCATTTAGTAAAAAAGAAACGGCGGATTATTCTGCGATTACTACCTGGGGAGTCTTTTATCCTGATGAGGATTCAGCTGCTAATTTAATATTATTAGATGCAATGAAAGAAAGACTAGAGTTTCCGGAACTTCGTAAGACAGCATTAGAACAATATCAATATTGGAAACCTGATACAGTTATTATTGAAGGTAAAGCATCTGGAATGCCTTTAACTTATGAGTTGCGAAAAATAGGGATACCTGTTATAAATTTCACACCTAGTAAAGGTCAAGATAAACATGCTAGGGTAAACGCTGTATCGCCGATGTTTGAGTCGGGGATGATTTGGGCGCCTGACGAAGAGTACGCAGATGAGGTTATAGAGGAGTGTGCATCATTTCCATATGGAGATAACGATGATTTGGTGGACAGTACAACACAAGCGATAATGCGTTTTAGACAGGCAGGTTTTGTAAAACTACCTGACGACTATGAAGAAGATCCATTACCGCAAACAGATAGGGAATACTACTGATGGAGTATGAATATTACGAAGATGTCATTGATGCTTACGAAGCAGGTATTGGTGTAGAAGAAGGTGACTCTTTAACAGATTACATAAGAAAAAATAATATTAAAATTAAAAACATTGAACCTTTCAGACCCACTGAATCAAAAGCGGACGGTGGAATCATGGGAGACTCTACAGGAATAGGTATCGAAGTTTTATTCAAACCTAAAAGACAAAATTTATTTATGGGCGGACCGGCATTAACTGGTCAACCTTTAGCTATTTATAATTCTATGAAAGCATATCAGTCTTTCACAGATCAAGAGATAGCAGACGCCATCAAACAAGCAGGATATGATTTACCAACTGCAGATTCCGGCACAACTACTCCACCAGATTCAACACCGGTTAATACTAATCAAGGCGGTGAAGGTGGACTTGAAAATAGGTCAGCTAGTATGGGTGGTATTGGATATTCTCCAGAACAAAATGTTTTAGATTTTCAAGCTTACCAAGATGAAAAAAATAAGGAAGCAGCGGGTTCACCGTTACCACAAGAATTATTAAGCCTTGATCAAAAAAAAGGTAATCCTGCTTTTATGGGTACTGTGTCTAATCCCGAAGATTTTCCTTATTCAGGTCCAGTACAACAATTTTCACAAATAGGTGAAAATTTATATGATGTAAATCCACTAGGAACAATAACAGGACAAAGAACGTATAAAACTCCAAGAACAATAGCTGATCAAGTATATGCAGCCGCTGCAAAAGGTCAACTTGGAACTGGAGTAGATGATGAAGAAGAATTAAGCACTTTCCAAAAATTAAAAGGAAGTTTCAATCAAGGTATAACAAGTGTAATGGATAGTCCGATTGGAACATTAGCCGGCTTTGCAATTAATCCAGCCGTTGCGGCTGCCAAAGGAATCATTAGTCTGTTACCAAAATCTACACCAGTAGGTATGGTAGATGGTAAAGCAATATATGGTGTAGGATCTTTCGGTGGAACACAAGGAAGTATAAATAAAGAAAATCAAACTGCTTTAAATAAAACAGGTAACTTTACTAATTTCCAATTAGGACTATCAGGAGATCCTGGAAGAGTTGCGGGAGATCCAACTAAAAATGTATTTGCAGGCATGAATGCACAATCCGCGTTTGGAGATATATCTAAAGGTGCAAAATCAAGAATTGATACGATAAGTAATACCATATCTAAAATGACTCCTGCACAATTAGCAAAATCATCATTACCAGCTAGAAAAGCAAAATTTGAAAAACAACTAATGGAGCACAATAAAGAAAGAGTTGCTTCAAGAGAAGATAAATCAGGAGCTACTGGAACTAAAAAAGGTGGGTTTACAAATCCTGGTAAAAACAGTTATGGACCTCACAAAGGCGGTGGAGGTGGCGGCGGAGGCGGTTGCTTCTTAAAAGGTACATTAATTACAATGTTAGATGGAACTAAAAAACCAGTAGAGCAAGTTGATCTAGGAGATAAAGTTGCAGTAGGTGGTAAAGTATTTGCTGTAGGTAGATTCTTAAATACAGAATTATATGATTACAAAGGTATCAAAGTATCCGGTAGTCACATGGTAAATGAAGATGGTACTTGGATGAGAGTCAGAGATACTAAACACGGTAAGTCATTAGGTAATGATGAAAATACAGTTTACGTATTTGGATCAGAGAACAGAAGAATCTTAATCAACGATATTTTATTCACTGACTATTTTGAAATAGAAGACCAAGAACAACTTCTAAAAGAAGAAGATAAATTTTTTGATAACTGGAAAACTTTTGCAAATAACGAAGATATAAAAAACGTTAATACTTTAAATGCAAGTTAAGAAATGGAATCTAACTAAAGATTATCCCACTATTAGCAAATGGTGTAAGCAACATAAATGGGATCTATCTATTCCAAAAGAGATGTTACCACCATTGGGTGTGATGGTTAGTGAGAAAGAAAAAATCTGTGCAGCTGGATTATATGTAGATAAGAAAGCTAAATTTGGATTTATGTATGGTTTGTTTTCAAACCCAAAGACAAGTAAAATAAAACTTTTTAAGGCCATGAGACTTTGTGTTGATGAAATAAAAAAACAAGCAACTAAAAATAAACTTGGATTGGTTTACACAATTACCGGCGAGTCTCCTCTTAATAAATTATACACTAAACATATGGATATGGAATTATGTGAAAAAAGTGTAAAATCTTATGTTATAAATTTAAATAAAAACAAATATAAAAATTTAGATTGGATATCTTAAAATGCCAGTTAAAGGTCAAATTATTACATTAGCAGAAGCAGAAATACAAACTCCTGGAATTACGGAGATAGTGAAGGAAAGTTATAAAACAAACAATCCTTCAGCAGTTTGGAAAACTTTAACTCCTCAACAAAGAAATAATGAAATTAAAAAAGTTGAAAGAAGAGTAAGAGGTTTTAAAAAAACAGGACCTAAAGAAGGTCAAATGTTAGGTGAATTTAGACAAGATAAAAAAGCCATTAAGATTATTAAAGACAACTATGGTAAAATAAAAAACAACAACATAGCTAAACTTGCTTTTCCTAAATTAAAAGCCGTAACCGCTCTTCGAAGAACAGAACAATTAATCAGACAATTAAAACAAGACGGCGAAATAAAACCTATGAAAACTTATCAATCGTTGGAGGCAATTAAAGAAAGACCAGAAGGAGCACCTGAATTTGAAAGAGTTAGAAAACAAACAAAGGCTAGATTAGGTAGAGTTAAAAAAGTTTCAGATCTTTATAAAGAAAAACAATTTCAAAAAGCAAAAAAATTTAGTGGTACAGATTTAGCACATAGATTTAGTTTAAGTTTAAATTTTGCAGATGACTATAACGTATCTCAACTAGGTGTTGAAAGACCTGAAATAAATAGATTACTTGTAGCACCAACAGAAAATAAATTAATTTCTATTTATAAAAAACAAAAAAAATTAATTAAAGAAGCAAATAAAAAAGGTCTAACAAAAGATATTTCTAAAAAATTAGAGGCAGAAAATTTAAAAGTTTCTGATTTAGTTTCTAAAACTGATGGAAGATTGCAGGGTATTCATATTGATGAAAAAACTTTAAAAGCAAAACCAGTGGGTATGAACTATGGTTTTTCTATAGACTTTGGTCTATTTGATAAACCTGTTAAAGAATTAACAGAGGCAGAAGTAGAATTTATTAATAAAGTAACTTTACCAGAAGCAGTAAAAGCAGAACAAAAAGTAGATCCAAAAAAAGTTTTAAAAGATTTTGAAGAAAGAGGATTACAAGTTACTAAAGAAGCAAAAGCAAAAATACTAGGTTCTTTTATTGATGATGTAAAATCTATTAAAGGTGGTTGTCAAGCTGTGGTTACAAGAGCATTGGGAGGACCAATAGATGCGTGCGAAGCAATTATAAAAGCAGATCCAAAAGCGGCTGCTATGAAATTAAATAATGCAATAACGGCAACTAAAGGACCATTAAAAGATTTAAAAGAAACTTCTAAAGACGTTGCAAAATTAATTGATACAGGCCAAGTCACAACCGCGGACAAATTACCAAGACCTGATAATGCAAAACTAGCTGACACATTTAAAGAAACAAGTTTAAGATGGAACAATGATGTTGGTGCGTTTGAAACTGCAAACGGAGATGTAGCAACACAAGCAGACATAAAACAATACGCAGCAGATAATCCAATGGAAATTAAAGTTGGAGAAAAACCTGTTGAGGTTGCAACAAACAAAAGTGTTTTAGCTAATGTTGGTAAGACAATGGCAAGAATAGGTGCACCATTACCAACCGCTGTTCTCGATTCGTATTTCATTGGTCAACAAGTAAAAGAAGGTAAAGGCACAGCAGAGATTGCAAGCGATCCTTTAAACTGGATAGGTCTTGCTGCAATGGAACCTATCAAAAGTATCAGGTATAGCTGAATCTGGTAAGCTAAACAGTGCCTTGAGATTAGGATTGAATCCTGCTACAATTAGAGGTATAAGTAGGTTTGCAGGTTTACCGGGACTTGCAGTAAGCACAGCTATGACTGCATATGACCAGTATAAAAAATATCAAAATGAAGAGGGATTCATATATAACCTGTTCAATAAAGAGGGAAAATAATAAATGGCTACTATAGATAAACCACTTCCAAACGTAACAGAGACTGTTGTTAAAGTTCCAAAACAAGAAGAATTAATTGAAGAACGAGATGAGATTATTGAAACAAAAAATCAACAAGGTAATGTAGAAGTTACTATGGACGAAGAGGGTGGTGCAGAAATTGCATTTGACCCAAGAGCCATTACCGAAGAAGGTGGTCAAGACCATTTTGAAAACCTAGCAGATTTTTTAGGTGATGAAGTTTTAGATCCTTTAGGTGCAAAATTAATTGACCAATACAACGAATACAAAGAATCACGTGGTGATTGGGAAGATACATATAAAAATGGTTTAGAACTTTTAGGTTTTAAATACGAAAGACGAACTCAACCTTTTAAAGGAGCCAGTGGTGTTAATCACCCAGTTCTTGCAGAAGCAGTTACACAATTTCAAGCGCAAGCTTATAAAGAATTATTACCAGCCGATGGTCCTGTAAGAACACAAATTATGGGTGACGTTAATGTTGCTAAAGAAGAGCAATCAAAACGTGTTAAAGATTTTATGAATTATCAGATAATGGATCAGATGAAAGAATATGAACCAGAGTTTGATCAAATGCTTTTCTATCTCCCTCTATCCGGCTCTACCTTTAAAAAAGTCTATTACGACTCCCTCTTGGGTAGAGCCGTGTCTAAATTTGTACCGGCAGATGATTTGATAGTACCTTATTCTGCAAACAGTTTAGAAGATGCAGAAGCAGTTATTCATGTAATTAAAATTTCTGAAAACGAATTACGAAAACAACAAGTGTCAGGGTTTTATAGAGACATAGAATTAGGAGCTCCTCCTGTTACAGAAAATCAATTAGAAGATAAAAAATTAGAATTAGAAGGAATTGCTAAAGATGGCCAAGAGGACCAATACACACTTTATGAAATACATACTAATTTAGATTTAGAAGGTTATGAAGATATGGGTGAAGATGGCGAACCTACAGGAATTAAACTTCCATATGTTGTAACTATCTCTCAAGCAGGAAATAAAGTTTTATCTATTAGAAGAAACTACAATCCACAAGATTCATTAAAAAGAAAAATAAATTACTTTGTACAATTTAAATTTTTACCAGGAACTGGTTTCTATGGTTTTGGTTTAATACATATGATTGGTGGTTTGACTAGAACTGCAACAGCTGCATTAAGACAATTATTAGATGCAGGAACTTTAGCAAACTTACCGGCAGGATTTAAGTCACGTGGTATTAGAGTTAGAGACGATGCACAACCTTTACAACCCGGTGAGTTTAGAGATGTAGATGCTCCTGGTGGAAACATTAAAGATCAGTTTATGACTTTACCTTTTAAAGGACCAGATCAAACTTTATTACAATTAATGGG